ATGGAGTTAATCACGGCCTCGTACAAGCCGAATGGCACAAGGTTGGTTCGCTCCATTTCAATCGGACCATCCTGGGCCAAGTCTAGTTCGCCGAATGGGTTGTCATTATGCCTTTGCATTTTGTCTCCTCGTTTTGCGGTATTGGTCGTCATAGGTCATGTGGTGGTCGCCCACCTTTTCGCCGTTGGTATGTCTGCCACCTTTGTAGCTGATAACCGGGACTGGCTCCGAGTCTGGGAAGTAGTCCGACCCACAATGGACGCAAGCCAGATACGACCCGTAGTGGTCACTCTTGTGGACGAGAGCGTTGACGGCCTGGCAATGTGTGCATACGCCATCGGTTGGCATGGGAGCCACCCTAGCGCAGTAGTTTGCCGGGTTGGCCTTTTCATCCTCATATAGGTCAGCGATTCGGGCCGCTTCCCAGATAGCGTGTTGCGCTCTTAGGGCTTTGGCGTTTGGTGGATTCAACTTTGCCGCCCTAGCTTTGGCTAGTCGGTTAAGTCTCCATTCAGTGGTCATTGCGGTTCCCCCTTTTAATAGAGAATTGCCGCCGTAAGTGTAGGTAAAACTTACAGCGGCAGAGCGAGGAATTAGGGCGTGGCGTCCAGGCGGAGAGGCTATGGGTGATGTGACCTGAACGCCTTGCCCCTCACTAGGCCAGGACTACGGTTGCCGACGCTTTGCCGGGAGCGGTGCGTCCCGGTGTTACGTTCAAATGATAGGCAATCGAGTCAACTGTGAAAGACTTATCATCCGTCCATTTCACAGTGGAGCCGACCGTCGGGATGACCTTCATGGTGCGCTTGACACTGCGCCGACCGTGGTTCCCGGACTTGGGTCTGATGAACTTTACTTGCATGGCTTAACCTCCTTTGTAAGATTTGGTGCCGCTGGTGGCTTTTGCATCCACGTTTCCCGGTTGAGAGCCGGGTGTCCTGACTTTTCGGTCTACCTTGCGGCTGGCTTACTTCTAGACGACAGCGGTATGACTCATTATAGGGATGCGCAACCCTACGTCAACCCCTAGAAATAGGGCAATGGTGACCCGTCCTCAAATTTATATGCCAGCGGTATCGGTGGGTAGTCGGAGCCGACGCAAAGCTCTAGTTCCCGGTGTGGGCCGATTCGCCTTGCACCGCCCTGGGCGCGGCCTGCACCTCTCCCGTGATAACCAATGCTCCGATCTTGATCGTAGTGGTTCTCAAAGAGTTCTTCGCCTTCCCCTTCAAACAGGTATGTTGCCACCGTTGCTCGACAGTGGAAGCAGACCGCTCTCCCCCGGCCTCTCCTTGTGTACCGGGTTTTCCTTATAACGAATGGCGTATGTTCATTTGGGCCTGTTGCCCAGTTGTACTTAGGCATCTCGTTCCTCCTTTGAGTTTGCTTGTCCTAGGGTAGCAACCACAGCGGCCAACCTCAACCCCAGAGCCGGGCCAGGAGTGTGCCAGTAGCGCCGGGTAGTGCGCTGAAAGCGCCGCGCCCGGAGGGGGCCATGGCATGTCTACGCCAGCGGTACCCCATGTAGACGAGAGCGGGGTTCTCAAAATTCTGCCATACTGTGACAGTGGCACCTAATGACTTAAAAAATATCATTATTTATATATACTCACAGTATGTCACAAAATTGAGAAGCACCTTGGGGGTTGCTATTGTTAGGACAAGCTGATACATTCGTATGACCGAAAGCGGTAATCCCCAAATTTTAGGAGACGATATGAAGATACTGCATTGGTTACGACGTATATTCCGTAAGGACACAGCGACTGTACCTATTGAATACATTGGAGACACAGACTATTTTGACTAACATATGGGTTGGAAAGATGCGCGATGACCGAGACTACCGACATCCCTCGGTTGGTCGCGAGTGCGATGAGTGCAAGGTTCCCATCGACCCGAAGACACGCCGCTGTACCTTGTGTAATCGGTACCATCCATATACCTTCCTTGACTATGACAAGGACAGGTGCGAGCATTGTGGTTCTTACAATGTATCTATGAACGAGTTCATGGAGTGGTACTGTGACGATTGTCAACTGTGGATTGAGTCCACGAATGAGGGCAATGGTGCTACCTTTGGTGACTGCCGTGAGTGTGGCAATGGGTTTGTCAAAGACCAGAGTGAAATCGAAGATGTTTGCTATTGGTGCACATGACGTGGTATACTCAATTGACACGGAGGAATTGTTGGACTGGAAATCTGTCGTAGAAGAAAATTTCGTGGAATGCAGCCCGGCAGTTGCGGCCTGCCTCTCCTGCAGCGCGGCCCTACTACTAGATGACGTCAGTGTATGTCCTGCCGTTGTCTTGGTAGGGCCGCCATCAACTGCAAAGACCACAGTGCTGGACTTCTTTAGTGTAGACGGACTCACGCATAAGCTTGATGCGTTCTCTGCTAAAGCAATGATCTCGCACTTTGCCGCCGCCAGTGAATCAGAGCTCGCTAAAAAAGTAGACATGTTGCCGCAGATTAAACATAAGATTGTTTTCGTGGCTGACCTGTCGCCCATGTTTAGCAAGCGTGTTGATGACCTGATGGAAAATATCGGTATCCTTACCCGCGTCCTTGATGGGCAGGGGTATATCTCACATAGCGGTGTACACGGTCGACGGGGCGAGCATGGGGACTATCGCTTCGGGTTCATCGCGGCTACCACCCCCATTGGTGGACAGGTATGGAGAGTAATGAGCAGTCTAGGCCCACGATTGATGTTATTTGATATGCCGGTCCACCAAGAAACTTTAGCAGAACAGCGTGATGACATGGTAGGTGTCAGCACTTATGCAGACAAGGTATCTGCTTGTCGTGACGTTGTAAGCACAGTACTTGCTAAGATATGGAATGACAATGGTGCCAAGGTAGGCGGTCTACACTGGGATCGTGCCGCTGACCCCGAGCCGATACTAGACTACATCATTCGCCTGGCTGAGCTTGGTGTTGTACTGCGGTCAGTAGTAGCAAAGGAGAAGGTCATTACCGGGACTGAGTATGAGTACAGCCCTGCTGTATTGGAAGGCCCGGCTCGGTATAGACAGTCACTTTACAACCTGGCTCGTGGGCATGCGTTGATTAACGGTAGACGCACTCTTGCAATGGAAGACCTTGCGTTGCCCCTGAGGATTGTCCTGTCTACTGGCCCGGTTGAGCGTCTGCGGTTGTTGCGTCACTTTATTACAGGTGGTACTATCAATAGTACGAATCAGGCTGGTGGTATTATTGGACACGCCTGGTCTACAGCAGAGTCGGTGATGAAGCAGATGCTGCAACTTGGATTAATCAGGCATGGTAGTGAATACTACTACCTGGATAGTAAGTACGAGTGGATAAAGGATTTACGTGTATAGTGTACAAGAGGGCTCTTTCTATTATGATGATATACTCTTGGGTGATGCGGATGCAATTTACGTCGATAGCAAACAGAGCGATATGTTCAAATTTGTTAAACGCGGCTTGTATCCCTCCGAGTGGCCTCGCCTTGTTATTAAGCAGTTACCCGTTGGTGACTATCTCTTTGTGACCCCCGATGGCCTGACGGTGGGCATAGAGAGTAAAACTGCTGGTGACTTCCAGACGAGTAAGAATAGGCAGAGGCTACAGAGGCAGTCACGCGATCTGTTATCATCAGTAGATATTGCCATGTGGGGGCTGCTACTGCTCCCAGGTGAGGAGTGGAGTACTCCCTGCCTTACGGATCTGGTCAAATGGCAGGCGATGGGCGGCTCCATTCAGATCTTGCCTTGGGATGTATGGCAGACAGCGCAGGTTCTTGTAGAGTTGCGTATCATCATGCAACCGGGCACTCATTTAAGGAGTATCCTTAGAGGTGATGACTGGCAGAGGCCAGAGGATGTGGTGGAGTTATCCCCCTGTGCTACTGCCCTGCGTCGAATGTTCACTGGTGTTGGTGTCAGGATAGCAATGCTACTTGACAACAAGTATGAGGGTGATATAATTAAGGCACTTAGCGCTCCTGATGACGAGTGGCGCGAGGTTAAACGAATGAGTAAAACTATCTTAGATCAGAAGAGGAAGTTATGGAACAAGACGTAGACATTGCTCACATGCAGGTGAGTACCTGCCCTCAGTGTGGGGCACCCATTTATATTAAGGTGGCTAGCTCGTCAGATCTAACGCCCTGGCAACAGGATGTGCCTCCTGCACCGGAGTATTCCTGCGAATGCAAGAGCGTACAAGGGCATACATGGGTGAAGCACAATGGCTAATTGTGTTTGCGCCGCGTGTAAGCGTATCATGGATTGCACAGGTGAAGAGGTGTGTGTGCTGTGCGAAGTCATCTTAGAGAATGAGCGAGAGCGCACCAATCAGCTAATAGACCGGCTGATAAAGCCCAAGGATGATCCGTTCTATCGGAACCTTAAGACCCCCGATGAAGTGTGGGACACGCAACCGTAACCCCGAATTTTTATTCAAAAAGTATATAGCCGATTCAAAAGGTACAAAACTTTTGAAAACTGTAGGAGAATCATGCCGGACGTATGGATGACAGAGCTTAAAGATTTCACGGACTGCCCGCAGAAGTGGTCGGCTAAGTGGAAGCGACGACTTCGTGACAAGGATCGAAAGGATGCCGCCATGCCTCTCAAGTTAGGCACGAGTATCCATTCAGGACTAGAGCACGGTATGATTTCTGGTGACTGGGATGGTGTCTTGAATGCGGCAATGGATAAAGCCTACGAGCAGGGGATTGATGATGCTGATGAGATCGAGAAGGTCTCTGCCGCTATCAACTGCATCCCTGATTGGTTAAAGGAGGTGAAGAACCCACACGCTGAGCAGGAGCTAAGACTAGAGGTCACTTCGCCCGAGCATCTGATGCTGACCCGACCATACCTGGCGGGTAAACCTGACCTGTGGTGGATCGATGACACTGGGGCGCATGTCCTGGAGCTCAAGACCACTGCTGACCATGCCAAGAACCGTCTCCGGACACTAACGGACTATGATATGCAGTTGCGTGGCTATGCAACGCTCTTGTATATGATTTCCAGGATTGATCCGGAGTACCTTGAGGAGTGGCCTCGCGGGTTGCCTGTCAACTACCAGTACCTAGTGCTGAGTTGGCGGGGACAGGTTGGGGAGAGTGGGTGGATGGAGCTTGGCCCGGCGCAAGCTGAAGCTATCTGGGATCACATGTGTCAGCAGGTGGCCGCGATGACGGTGCTATCTACGATAGGTGTGACGCCCATGAATCGAGGCGCGATGTGCAAGTTTTGTATCTACGATCCAGTTTGCACAACTCTATTGACAGGGGGTGATATAGCCGATATAATAGACGCTAAGTATCGAGTCAGTCAACACAGACAGGAGAAGATAGAGAGTAATGACACCACAGAGGTATAACCTATACGGGCAAGGGGGTTCGGGCAAGTCATACATTGGCACCAGTGCCATCGTTGATCACGCAACGGATGAATTGCTAGCTCCCAAAGGTCTTTGGATTCAGATAGGACAGGAGAGAAACCCTAACCTTCATGTTCCTGAGGCCAACATCAAGCGGTTCAACGTGGACGTACTTCAGCCACATGCCTGCATCACTGGGGTAATAGAGTTCCTCAAGGGCTTGCAGGTAGCGGCGGCTAAAGGTCAGGTTGCTGATGTAATCTTCTTCGATGGGTATACCGAGTTAGATATTCTCATCGGGTACGTCCATGATATGCAGCCATTGGAGAATGATAAGTGGAGCGAGTGGAGGTATCGCAAGACTATCATGACTGCAGTGACGCAGATCCTTGACTCTGCAGTGCTCGGCTGTGATATAATCACTACTGCCCGAGTGGCACAACTTAAGAAGGGGGTGACCGACAGGCGAACCGGCGAAACTACAGGTGCTGACCCTGACTTTGTCAATAGCAGGTACTTCCCACAAATGGATGGTTGGATGAGGTACAACTTACCTAGCTACCACGACTGGTGCTTCTACCTTGAGTCAGAGGACAGTATCAACGGTGCCATCCACCGGATGCACTTAGTGCAGGACGGAGACTTCTTCATCAAGAATGGGTTGTCTCACAGGTGGAAGAAACCACTGCCTCATCACTTGGACAACGTATCGTTTGATCAGGTGAAACAGGTACTAGATCATGCAAGCAAACCAATACAAGAAAAAGAAAAAGAAGGAGTCAGTAAATGACTACAGCCCCTAGCAGGCAAGTATTAGATCAGATCGCTGAGATGGAGAAGCAGTACGGAGTCAGTAGCTACGAAGCTCCGGTTGGTACCCATCACGTTGTCTTCGACGACAACACTGGCGTTCAGGATCAAGGCGAGACACCCCGGTTCCGAATGGAAATGAAGATCATCTGTGGCCCGCACAAGGATCAAAAGATGAACTCCTTCCAAGGGTACTTCGCTAGTAGCAATGGTGACCGCACCCGACCGATTGAAGATCGTCGTAAAGGCGCTCGTAGCTACCTAGTCAGGCAGATTGGAGACATAGCTCGTGGTCTGACTGATAACGCAGAGGTCATGCAAGCCTGGGGTCAGCTTCCCATTGATAACAATGAGGAAGACCAGCAGACCCTACTTGCCGCGACCAATGCAATGGCAGACCTAGGTGAAGCCCTCACTGGACAACAGATCTATGTGAAGGCTAGCAACACAGACAATGGCCCCAACTTTAAGTTTGTTAAGACTGGTGACAAGTCTGCGTCGTGTGAGTGCACACACGCAGGTCAGGCACTGGACTTCTTGAACGACGAGAAGGGTAGCTAACATGTGGGTGTTCGGGGTAGTAGTGCTTGTAGTGTTTATACTTCTTATAGCATCGCTACCCCGTCCACCTGACCCGCCAACACGTTGGCCTGATATTGGAGGACTGTAAATGGTACGAGGATTACATTCAATAATAGTTGAATCAATTTGGGAAGACTACGCCCCAAGAATAGGAGCAATAGATGCAGTTGAAGCCACGGAGACTGAGAAGGAAGTTAAGGGTAACCCTGGCAAGATTGATCCGAAAACTTTATACGTTGGCCCCCTACTCGATGGGTGGGTAGAGTTCATGCCCGAACTGTCACGACTTGTTCGACGCAGTGATACCGACAACCCCCTGCCTGACCGTCATCGAATGAAGCGTCTAGTCATGGACATAGTTGACCCCGCGACTCATCGTCGTGCATCATCTGGTCGTGGTCAGGACATTGCAGGCTTTGGATTTGCTGCTGTTGAATTTAAACGGGGAGACAGGTGGGTCAGACTTGGGCCAGCACTCATGCAGGCAGAGCCTGGTGCGATACTCAACAGTGTCATTGTAGAGCTTGACCCTGAGACACAAGAGCCAAGAATGGTTGAGCCTGTTCGTAGTAGTGACAGCGCGGTGGTACTATCCACACCTAAGATCAGGCGAGACCTGGTGAATAACCTGCACTACATGATGTCAGGTGATGAGTGGCGTATACAATTTGAAGCACTGGGACGCAAGCGTACTATGCTTTTCAACCTGCGCGAGAAGTCAGAGGGAAGTAGTTTAGTGGATGCGATCTAATGAAAATTACAACCATCGAGAGCCGGGCAAAGAAGATCGTCAAGGAGTGGAGTCCACGACTTGGACTAGAGAAGTGGGACATTGTTATTAGAGCTACTGATTCTAAGTCGCTTACAAGGGATGCTCACATGTCCAACGTTGCTGGAGCTATTGTCCCTCTTGGATGCTGTCATGCCTCAGCGGTGGACATGTCTGCTGTAATCTTATTAAACGCAGAGGCTGACTGGAGTATGAAGCTTGACGTCTGGCAGTCCTTGCCAGTTACTGTGGTGCACGAGTTGCTTCACGCATTCTTTGAGTCCACTGGTGTCAATGGTGCCATCGAAATGGTTGCCGCCAATGAGTCTCAAGACCGTGACTTCTCTCATGGTATCTGGATGGGACTTCATCCATCGATTGAACGGATCGCTCAGGCGATGTTGCTAGGCCAGAAATGAATATCCTAGTGCTCAACTTGACCCCTATCTGGCAGCGTGAGGAGCAGCGCCTACTTGCACTGCTTGAGGTTGCAGGGTTAACAAGGCAGGACGTTCACATAGATAACATCCTCCTTCAACATTTTCCTAAGGGGCAGAAGAAACCCTACAAGACTGAGATGGATGCGGCGCGGCCTCGCATCGAGTGGTTGATTGAACATTTTGAGATTGAGTTGATCGTACCTCTCGGTGCTGAGGCATGCCAATTCTTCCTGCCCTCTTGCAGTATAAGTAAGGATCATGGTATGATAGAGTGGGGAGAAGCCTACAATATTATGCCCATGTACTCTCCAGCGGCAAGCATGCACAATCCGTCGCTGGCAGTTGTCATGAAGTATGACTTCGATCGTCTGGGTCGATACCTCAGGGGAGAACGACCCGATCTAGTTGAGACTAACTACAGCCTGGCTCGTAGTGAGGATGCGGCGGAGACTGCCTGGTCTAGTAGTACCATTGGTTTTGACTTAGAGACAACCTCTCCGATGAGGCGCAAGTGGTTCGCGGCAGAGCAGGCAGAGATTGTCGGGTACAGTTTATCTAGCCAACCGTTGGTAGCTATTTATGTGCCCGAACAACCTCTTGATCCACAGGTAGTGTACGCTCTTGAGTCTCCCCAGGTGACAGTCGTTGCACACAACAGTAAGTTTGAGTATGCTCGCATGCTACAGCTTGGTGTGACGATGAACAACTTCAGGTGTACCAAGATCGAAGCGTACCTGCTTCAGTATCCTGATACATCGTTGAAGACATTGACGCGACAGGTGCTTGGCATTAATCCCATCACCTATGCTGAAGTAACTCAGGGCCGTGACATGTCGGACATACCACCTGCAGAGGTGGCACCCTATGCCGCCGCTGACGCAGACAATGCTCGCCGTCTGGATGAGAGGTTCATGCCTCAGCTAGAGAAGGAGGGTCTGATCCCTCTCTTCCGTGATGTAGAAATGCCGCTGGTTCCTGTCATTGTTGACATGGAATTGAATGGTCAGCTCGTTGATGAGGCGCAGACTATAAAAATTTACGACGAGCATGAAGCGTACCGTGAGCAGGTGGCGGCAGACCTACATAGTCAGGGGCTGCAGGTGGATAACCTCAACAGCACAGAGCAGGTGGCCCTGTCTCTGGAGAAGTTGGGTGCCCCTCTGCAGGAGAGGACGCCATCCAAGGGACACTTTGTTGTCGATGACGATAAGTTACTATCAGTCCGGGAGTGGAACCCAGGACTCGTTGATTCTCTTCTTGATTATCGCCGGGCGGGTAAGCGCCAAAGCTATCTTCGGAATTTCCTAGAGCTACGTGGTACTGATGGACGCCTGCACCCTAGCGTCCAGCAGTGTGGTGGTTACGAAGAGGGCAAGGCTAAGGGTGGTGAGGCTCCTGCCACAGGGCGCATCAGTTACAGTGGCCCTTCTCTCCAACAGATACCTAACCGTGGTGACCCTGAGGTCATCGCCGCCATGCGTAGTTGCCTGATAGCAGAGCCAGGTAAGGTACTCCTGTGCTGTGACGCATCCCAAGAAGAGCCGCGCATCCTCAGCTATGTAGCTGGTGACGAGCGAATGCAGGCAGACTTTGACAGTGGTCATTCCATCTACGCGTTTATTGGCAAGGAATTATATGGTCGTGACATTACTAAGCTGGGCAACCCACAAGAATGGTTCGTTAGCAAGACGTTCTTTCTTGCCTGGGTGTACGGCGCAGACTTTACTAAGCTACTAGAGATTGACCGCTCGTTCGGTACAGGAGATTTGACCCTTGCAACAGCACGAACAGGAGCCCGCCGCCTACATCAGCGATACCCCGCTGTTGATATTTATCGAGAGTCTATATTGGAACAAGCACGATATCAATATAGACTCAGAGATTGCCTTGGACGCTTACGAGACTTCACTAAAATGGGCAGCAGTTTTCCGGAAGATAGACAAGCTGCGATGCGAGAAGCCTTCAATTTCACCATCCAAGGGCCAGCCGCCACCATCATGAAGATTGTGCTACGCCGGGTGTGGGACAACATGCCCTCATCCTGCAAGATATGGCTGACAGTTCATGATGAGATCATACTTGAGCTGGCACCCGACGACGTTGACGAAGTAGCTGACCTCTGTTATACTTCCTTTCAAGGGATCATACCAACACCCTTGCCAGTTGGATTTAACGTAGGTACTACTTGGGGAAACGTCGAACCATATTATGTTCCATCTGCTGCAGCCTAAGTACCGATCGTGCGATCGATGCCATGGCTTACAATACTACGATGCAGTAGACAACTGTTGGATATGCCTACAGTGTGCGGAACGAAACTATATCTTAACGGAGGACGAACAACTTGAAAGAGAAGATGCAGATTGGACTGAACGAATTGAAGATGGAGAAGGAGAGTGAGGAGCCTGCGACATGTTGTGTAGACGGCAAGTGTACGTGTGGGCCAGAGGATGAGGAGCCTGAAATAGAGGACGAGATAGAGGACTAATGAGAATTGCATCATTTGACATTGAGACTACAGACTTACGGGCCAACATGGGGACGCTATTATGCGCTAGCTTTCATGAGATTGTGCCCCCAGGGTACTATAAGAATCATCACGATTCTCCAAATAAACCATATTCCTTTGTGGTTGAGGACACACATGTTGGTGACCCGAACCCAGATAAATCGCTGGCTATTAGCCTTCGCGACGAGGTCGAGAAGTACAACGCTATAGTAACCTGGAACGGTAAGATGTTTGACGTCCCGTTCCTCAATGCGAGACTGCTCTTTCACAAGGAGCGGCCTGTTCGTCCACAGTTCCACATTGATGCCATGTACTACGCAGGTAGTAGCTCCAATAGGATCGGTAGCCGAAGACTCGCCAGTGTCCAGCAGTTCCTGGGTCTAGAGAATGAGAAGACCTCTCTTGACTGGGACATATGGAAGGCGGCTACCCGTGGCGACAAGAAGGCTCTGAAGTACATTGTGAATCACTGTGAGATTGATGTGAAGGTTCTCACCGAGGCGTACTGGCGCTTGCTACCCTACATTGCAAATATCCATCGATGAAATCTGTAATGACATGGCTAGTAAGCGACGACTGCCCTGTTGTATACGATGACTGGGCAGACGAGTTTATCTGGTCATGTACTATGCGGGTGGATGGTCGATTCTCAAGTCAAAAAATTCCAGACGAGGTAGGACATGCTATTAGTCGTCACCATATTGTTCATCATGACAGTCATCCTAGTCAAGTACAAGACTGGTGCATAGGTTTTAGACAAAATGACTGGGGCACCGTAGAAACTGCGTGTAGTCATGAGGTCGAAGAGGATGATGACTTGCCTAATGACTGGCGGATAATTTGAAAAGACTATTCACACTTGCAGGCTCAATAGGTTTAATACATGGGTTGGAGGATGTATGCTTGCTAACTATGGGGAGATTTATGCCAGTCCCGGTGTGGGCTTTGTACGCAATCGGGCTGAGTGTATCCATGATACTAATGACAATAGTAATCGACCGGCTGATGAGAAAGATTTAATTATGTACTACCGAAACGACAAGGGTATCGATGCACATCCAGGGGAGCTCCCTCCATTGGAGGACGAGTGGGCAGACTTAGGCCAGTCCCTCAAAAAATTAAACAAAAAAAATATCAGGGACTATAGATTGCTAGAACCAGGGTGGGCGGGTGAGCTGGAGGACGATCAGGTAGCCTACATCCGTGCTGCCCTGCATGATGACCCTGACCTGGCGTATCAGTGGGGGTTCAAGCGCTCATCCAAACGGTTCCCTGCAGATATCATACGTCGTATTGCAAAGAAGGGTGACGCTGACCACCGCACTGTGAATGTGCACCTAGTTAAAGGTCAGGCTAGCTAACGTCAGCTTCCTGTAGTATCAGTCTCCACACTTCCACACCCTCTCGGACCTGACCACCACCAACCTCAGGTTCCTTCCCTATATCTAGTACGTGAACACGTATCTCGGTCGCCACTCCGTCTTGATCTATATCATGCTCAAATGCGATCGGGTATACTTGTGTCTCCAGCGTGTCTAGCTTGCTGAGCACTGAGGCTTTAGAGACTGGCTCTGTGTTACCGTTGTTGAGCAGCAGACCATCACCCACCTCAACGTGACACTCCCAGACACGGAACCTGGCTGGCCTGATAGCTGAGTGCAGTGCCATCGCATGAAGTTTGGGGGACACGGTGTCATCAGTGGTAAAGGTGAGCTCAGGCTGCAGCAGATGGCTGATCGCGTTGCTCTCGGGTGTGGTGATGCCATTAAAGTAGAGGGTCTGCACCCGGCTCGCACTGTTGATAGTCCCCAAGGTGGTGGTGTTAGGCGCCGCCCCATCTAACCCAAACTTCACTGCTATGGTATGCTCAGCATCCGTGTCTGACACGATGAAAGTCATAGCAAGCTGTGCCTTCTGTGTCTCAGGTAGCTCAAAGCCAAACTGCGGGGGTGTGAACGTACCTGTCGTGTTAATGACCGGGCTGCTCGCAAAGGCGGGGGCCACGTTATCCGCAGGTAGTGTCCACCTATAGCTACTGTTTACATACTCAGTGCCATCATAAAGACGACCCATTGCATACACGTAGCCATTATTGACTGCGAGATCGTTAATGTCGCCCATCTCTACAGTCTGTATGGGGTGTAGCTTCCATTCACCAGGGGATCGCAGGCTCATCAACCAGACAGTCTTGGAGGTGCTGGTGTCCGCAGTGGGAGTGTTCACCAGCAACCAGAGCTGAGCTGGATCACCTGCCATAGCCCAAGGTCTACCACCCATTGTATCTACTTCAGGGTGGAAAAACAACCCCGACAGATCTATGTAGTTACCCGTCGCACCCTCAATAACAAAGAAGGATTGCAGACTAGCACCCAGGTAGAGATTACCTTGCCACTCTGTACCTCGTGCGAAGTTCTCCGTGCTAGGCATGTTTGTAAACTCAGTGGTTACATTTTTAAAAACATCTGCATTGGCTCCGTCGTTGTATGTCCGTTGGTAAATGAATAGTCCGTCCTCTTTGGCAACCATCAGGGTGTCCCCAATGCTGTGCAAGGCGGTGATGGAGCGGTCACTGCTTCCTACGGTGTAGGCACTTGACCAGGAGGCACCACCATTTGTAGGATCGGTACTGCTGTAGACACTGTAGTTAGTGTTGTTACCTGAGGTAGGGCCGCTCTTCCAGAATACATTCCTGCTGACTGTGAAGTAGGTGGCCTCTAGTCCAGGGTCACTGGTCGTGCTGACTGTCCAGCTTGTGCCTGTACCATAGATGAAGGCTGCGCCACCTCCAAAGGCAACGAATACATTACCATTGAACTCAATTATGTCAGTCGTTTCTTGTGTTGCATGCACATAGACTGCATTCCATACATCGTTAGTTTCGTCCCACTGCAGGACAACGCGACCACAGGCCGCATATAGGTTACTGGCACATTGAGCTGTGCCTTTCCACACTACATTGTTTGTAGGGATGATAGATATGTCATCGATAAAGAATGTATGCCCGTCTGGGTCACCTGTGGCTTCGATCTCAATGGTGATAGCAGAGGAGCTTGCATTAGGTACAAACTCTGCAGTGACTGTCCTAGTGTAGCTACTTGCTGTGATAGCTGTGCTCTGGACTGCAGTGGTCGGACTCCCACCTGTCTCAGACACCTTTATCCTGGCACCATAAGAGCTGCCTCCTGTACGCTTGATCCAGGCAACAACCTTAAAGCCTCTGCTTCTCCAGACTGTAGGGTTGCCTAGTGTCTGCTTGAAGAGGGAGACAGCGTCACCGCCCACACTGCTGAGCACGTAGCTTCCAGACCGTGGACTGCTTGTGGAGGCAGAGAGTGTAACACCTGCGCTTGCAGTCCAGCCTGTAGTGGCACCTAGCTCAGCCCCACCATTACGGAGTAGGAAGTCAGCGGGTACTTTCTTCATGCCCAGCGTGACTGGCCCCCACCGTGCGTCACAACCATCAGCTTGACTGTAGCGGTTGGAGTCCCCCTCCATATAGTGGAGCTGTAGACCACCCGCACTCCAGTCAGACTGTGCTTTTACATGGTCGACGCGGCTATCCTTATGCGTCCATTGCAGTGGGCCTTGTGACTGCCTGGGAGGGAACGGGGCTGCCCGTAGCTCACGCCACCGCTTGTTACCCTCGTCATCCTTAGCAAGGATGAGTTCAACTTCTGTTGTAGGGCTAGCAGTTGCGTCACTTGCCAGCTTGATATCATGGCTGCCACCTGCGATAACTGACATTAGCGCATCGCCGGGCCGAAGCTAACTACATCACTGCTTTGACCGTGTCCACTTGCTAGAGCACCTACATCCCCTGCGAGTCTCTGCATCATCTCTTCGTATACGCGCCGCGTGCTCAAGGGGAGCTGCAGCAGTCTTCGCTCAAGCAGCGACCTTGCAGCCATCTTGGCTAGCATGAGAGACTCGGGCAGTGTAACTTCTACTGACTCACTGTCACTGGTTGGCAGTGTAAAAGGGCCGACACACTGCATGAGCATGCGCTCTCCAGTAGGTAGTCCGGATGGAAGGACAAGAATACCACGTTGTAAGCTGGTTGCTGATGGGAAAGAGTACGTGTGGTCAAGGACATATGTCCAATCGTTGACAGTACGGCGTACTCCAAGTTGTCGCATGTTCCCAACTGCATCACTGGTATTAACACCCTGTCCTACCATTGCCATACTGCTTGGGCCATCAGGTGCTAGAGGTATGGGCCAGGGGTACTCAGTAATGCTGTCTCCTCCCTGCATCCAACAGTCAGAGAAGTAAGAGGTGTTAGTGTCTGCCACCACCAGGCAGGGAAACAGAGATGTATCAGACAACGCGGATTCATACTCCACCTCAAGAAGGTTCCAGTCTCCGTCTCCAGAGTGGTAGTCTGAGTAGGTGATGGTACTTCCATTACTGATGCCTATCCGTGCATGGTTGCTGTTGCTGCTCTTCACCCAGCAGTAGAACTTAACTGTGTGGCCTTTCATGTCCCATACGAATCGTCGCCAGGGATCAGAGAGAGTCAGTCTGCCTTCGCTACCTGAGTTTGATACCAGTCCCATACTGGTTTCACTGCCTGCGATGTTGGCGTCGTTGCGTGTCCGTGTCTGAGTGACACCAGCGCCTTCGCCACCCCAGCCATCTACTGTGGTCGTGGTGCTCCACAGTTCAAAGTTAGCATTGTAGAGTGGGCTGCCTACTACGATTCCCCGGAAGGTGAACTCGCGAACCAGCAGGCCCATGTCATAGAGCTGGGTTAGGCTGGTGTCGATGGATTGATGTATGGCAGTTGAGCTGAATGGCAGTACCTCATACGTCCGAGCAGTTGTTACTGCTGATAGTTCTGGTATGAAGGTGAGCGTGCCTGTACTCTGTGCACTGTCTGTGATTTGCAGGTCACGAAAGTTTGGACTGCCATCGCTGATATATATCCAGCTACCAATGAGAGCATCGTCACGAAATTGTGACAGGTCAGGTGTGTCAACCAGTGTGGTGACTGTACCTGTCCCTGATGTACCTTCAATGAATGGCAACCCGAGCTGCTGTACTGTAAGCTGTCTGATCTGTGTTCGTGTTCTTGCCATCTATCTCACCCTAAAAAAGTTTTAGCTGCAACTGCCATAGTCAGTGCAACCAGGACTGCTACCATGCCTTCGATTCGTGCCACTCTCCCCGTCATGTGGGGCCAGTGATTAGTTTGGAACTTCTCTAGCAGCTCCTCGATCCTTTTGATCCTATCATTGGCGTTCATTATCAACTAATCCTGGGTCGTATAAATGAGCCACATTATTCTTGTCAATAATGGCGTAACCGTTGTGATAGATGTGAGCCACGCTGTCATTGGCGTGCCATTCTGCGTTCAAGTCACCCTTGTAACTCTTAGTGAACACCATCGCATCAGGGTGGTTCCATTCCATCCGCTCATCGCGCAGCCGCCATTCTTCTGTAGCGCGGCGGTAGCAGAGGCGGTTGTGGGTCTTCTCGCGTACCACGCCTTCCACTATCTTGTGAGGCGGGGCAGCAGGGTCACGCCACATGGTCAGTGTCTCGCCGTTAATCTGGGCCATCGCTCGTAGGTTCAAGCGGCCCCTCTTGTTGTCGCAGCTAAGAACTTGTGCCTTTCCCAGGTACTCCTTGAACCACCACTTCTCGCCGCCGATGATGATACGCATGTACCCTTTGTGCCTGTCCCACGACAATTCGATGTTGTGGACTCCAGCCGGGATTGGTGGCTGGTCTCCGATGGGTTCAGGATTTTGGTATTGTGCGTCCTCGTAGGTCTGCTGACTAGCTTGCATTGACCAGTTCCTTCTCAGGCTTCTTGCCATTCTTCTCTGGTGCCTGTACGCAAGTCTCAGTGATGGGCGTAGGCGTTGGCGGGAGCAAACGGATGTCGCCGTTCTCCATTATCTGAACCATGTCCAGGGTGAGGGACGCACCGTTCACCATCATGTCAGGGTTCTTCAAGGCACGGATGATGTTCTGTGCGTTGGCGAGGTCATCCGCCGTCTTCCCCAGGTCGGCGGTAATCTCCGCAATCATCTTGGTGTACTTCTCGGTCAAGTAAGGTGTCAGGTTAGCCATACTCCTCCTATGCGTCTGCTATTGAGCTTGCTATGGGGCTATCGCCTGCCGCCAGCCTCGCTTTCAAATTGGCATACGCCTGGGCGTATGGGTTGGCATTGCTGGTCGGGTCGTAAACACAGCCCATGTGGTCAATCGCCCGTGAACGCAAGCGGTTCGACCACTCTGGGTATTCCCCAGCGGCGTTCCTTGTGCTTGCAGAATTATGGAGAACCACATCGTAGAGGCACATCCAGTGAGTCGCTACATCTGGGTCAGTTGTTGCGTCATATTTTTTGACTGTGACACTCTGGATTCGCGCATAGACTCCGTTAATGGTCGTGCCTATCAAACCATCTATCTGGTCTGTATTAAATGTGATTGCCATTATTTGCCCTCCATAAGAGCCAATTGGACCTTCATTGCTCCTATTTCTTCCTTAGTCTCTTGCAATTCAGTCCATAACTGCCAGGCCGCACCATTCAGAAGCTTCATATGTTGAGTGATGTCCCACATACCGCGTTCTTTTACATGAGGGTCAATCAAAGTGCCATCGTCGTTAGTCATACGCCCTGTGAAAATTTTTGCGTCAATTAACGCTTGTTCGTTATAGGTGACGTAATCATCCCACCTACTCTGGATGATGCACCCTGGAGACACCACTGTATCCATCGCTCTTAGCATTAACGCGTCGTCATAACTGTCAAACGTCCCAACAGTAGCAGAGGCGTTGGAGGATATGGTGCCAGCCGCTGTGAAAACCACTGACGCTGTTCCACCTTGAGCAGCCACAAAAAGAATCTCGCCGTCCTCTAAGCAGTTAGCAGTAGAATTAGTACCGGTATCATCAAACTCGTAACCCCTCATATGAATGACGCCGTTAGCACCCGTTCCACCCGTTGTTGGAGCATTCCTATTCATTGCCGCATAGGCTTCAACGTAGAACGATTGATTCCCGAGGCCATGATTAAATGTCATTAAGCTCAACCCCCCACCGTTTGCATCCCGCTTTTTGAACAAGGCGTATGTATCGGCTTCAACACCACTGTAATTGCCAGAGGCTCCGACATCGCTGGACTTGAGGGCGAGGATTTCGTCATCGTTGGCTTCTTGGTTGATAGTTATACCTATTGACTGATTTCCATTGAGCGTATCTTCTACGAAGAATTTTGAGTTAGAGAATCTCATGCGCTCCGAACCGCCTGCGGCCACTCCTATGTTGTTGGAATCAGCCCTGAAGAATCCAGAATCGTTATCGTTAGTAAAAGAAATTGCAGGGGTACTAGCACAACCATTAGCATGTAACGCCTGCCCACTGGCATTAACAGAAAACCGTGTTGCCAATGTTCCACCGCTGTCTAAGTTAACGTGGAATTGCCCTGTGTTATCTGCGCCATTACGCTCTATGCCTATCACGCCCAAACGAGTGGCACCCACACCACAATCTGAGATTTTATATTCGATTGCAGGCCCAAATGTGTCTGCCGCGTTGCCCGTGCTAGTCGCAGTTAGAACGAATGGAGAATTTAATCCTGTCGTACTGCTAGTCGATCTAGTTATCGAACTACCACCATCGGTATTTGTCAGAGCGAGGTTGCCAGTCACAGTCAATAATGACCCTGTAAAGGTCAGGTTGGCTTCAGCGCACAACTCACTGGTACACGCGCCAACCGTAACTATCTCATTAGCAGTGGCGTTGTTGATAGCCGATACTGCACCGCCAGCCGACGCCCAGGACAGCACACCGCAACTATCAGTAGTCAACGCCTGGCCGCAACTGCCGTCTGCCGCTGGAAGCGTCCATATCTGATTGGCATCTAATGCAGGAGCCGCGAACCCTACATAGTTACAGCCCTCGTAGAACCGTAGTTCTCCCTTGCTGGAGGTGTTGTGGACGCTGAGAGCCTTAATGTTATTGGCGTGTAGGTTGATGATGTTAGCGTCAGCGAAGTCAACCTTAGTCTCATTGTCCTCGCCTATCTTTACATCAGTAGCTAGGATCGAAGTCACTGTAGTCAGTGCCGCATCTAGATCGATGTCTGTTCCCGTAAGAGTGAGTCCATCACCGGCTGTGTAGGTAGTGTCGGTTATAGCAATATCACTACCATTGATAGCAAAGGTCTTGCCTGAAGCTATATCAATACCACCGTCATCAATGGTCAAGATATCGGTACCGTCTACGTCAAAGACATACTTCCCTCGGTTAGCTGTACTAGATGCTTCAATAGTTGCGAACTTGATGTTGCAGAGAAGCTGGGCACCTGATGTATAGTTGGCGGTGATAGTCAACCGTTCTGCTGAAGAAGACCCAAGGCTGATAGTAGGGTTACCGTTGTTCACCGCGTTGTACATAGTGACATCGCCAGCAACTACATTAGTGGTAGCACCCGCCGCACCCAGTGAGGTTAGCCCTGCCAGGGTAGTCACATTAGCCTGAGATGCTGTCTGCAATGTTCCAGTTAGATTACCATCTATTGGGCCAGCAAAGCCTGCTGAGGTAAGCAGTCCAGTAGCGGGATTATAGGTAAGTCCAGTATCTACTTCAGGTGCCTGAGATCCAGAGCCACCGTCAACAAAGACTGGGTAAACTGTGTCACAGTCATTAACTGTAGTTACTGTGATACAGCTTGTAGTACCTGTAATTGTACCAGTAACAGAACCTGTGAATGAGGTAGCAGTTAAAGCGCCTGAACAAGGGTTGTAGTTAAGACCTGTGTCTGTTTCTAGACCCTTATTACCAGTTGCTGCATCAACAAAAGTGAGATAAACAGTTTCGTCAGCAGTATTGTTAGCTGATACTGTGGTAGTAGTTCCAACTGCAGCCGTTCCAGAAGTGTTCTGGCAGCCTGCAGTATTTACTCCGGGTAAGTTAATAGACGCTGACCCGTTGAAGGATACTCCTCCAATATCTCTTGCATTAGTTAATGTAGCTGCACTTCCACTAGTATTCTGATTACCTGCTGTATTGACACCTGGCAAGTTAATACTAGTTGATCCGTTAAAAGAGACCCCTCCAATACATCTAGCACATGTCAGAGTAGCTGCGCTACCAGTAGTATTCTGGTTCAGCGTCCCAACAGTAAAGTCTATAGTGTTATCAGCGTCTTGATAGGCAACTGTGATACCTGACTCTGTGTTGCATGATACCATAGCGCCAACAGTGTCAGAAATGTATTCAGCTAGGGTAACAGTATCAATCGTTATTGCATCGGCTTCCAAGGTGCCGTCAATATCAGCATTGCCTGAAATATCTAAGCTACCTGCATCTAATTCTCCTGTGATTGTAAGTAATCCACTAGAAGGATTATACGTTAATCCAGTGTCAACTTCAATATCTTGCGAGCTAGATGTTCCGTCTACAAAGGTAGGGTAGACAGTCTCATCAGCGTTATTTGCCGTCGTAGTAACAGTGGTTGCATTAGTTCCTGCTGTAACACTGGAACCGCCTATTGTAATAGCATCAGCTTCTAGGGTGCCATCAAACCATGCATTCTTGAACTGAAGACTGGCAGTTCCCAGGTCAATATCATTAGTCGTGATAGGCTGTAGGACACCATCAATTATAGCTAGTTGACCCGTGCCGCCTACACTGATGCCAAGTTGGTTAGCATCGACACGGTATAGCCCAACGTCAGTGTCAGTTGAGAATGCTATACCAGGCGCGGCTGCTGAGCCTACCGGGTGAACTGCCTGGACGGATGAAGTTTCTGCCCCTACCTCTAGATCGCCGTAACCTGCTCGTGCCATTTAACCTCCATATATAGGTGGAGCCAGCCAGCAATAGCGCATGGCTGGCCCCATTGAAGAGAGAGTAAGGTGTGCTTACGGTGCGATGATATGGTGTTACAATATGTGAACTTGGGAACTCGGCCCACATTAGATTTCCATAGACAGTTAGATCTGCAGCCGCACCAAAGTGGACTATAACTGATGCCGGGCCAATTACAACTGGTGCTATGACAGGGTTATACTCCATCTTAGGCCAGTAGTCAGCCGCATCTCCTGAGTTAACCTCAATAGATTCTCGGTAAATCTCCAGTGATCCACCAGTTGTTTTAGCTGCAGCAACTATGTCACTAGCACCTGCCACGTAAGCAGTACATGCACTGGATCTCAAACTATCTGTCCGTAAACTTAAGGGAGTGAATGCTGTCCCCCCAGATGATCGCCTCACCTTTCCATTGTCAACCTCAATCATATAATTGATAAGGGTTCCAGTTGTCCAGGTGCCAACCACACCTTGTCCCCATAGAGGGATGATCGTTGTACCACTAGGTACATCTACTGATGCCATTGCTAACTGATCGTCGATGCTCGCGGTTGAAGCTACAGGGGCGTCCTCTGCACCAAATTGCAGCATGTAGGCCTGCCCCGATAAAACGTAAGCTTGCTTCCAGTCAGCGTTATTAATATCGCCAGCCATGGCTACCTCCGTTTAGCTTCTGCGTAATTGCCACATCTTGAAGAAGTCAACATCCAAGTTCTTGCTTGTAGTGTTCCTGGTCTGTACGAATATAGAAGGAGCTAAGTTAACGCTACCTGTGTTACAGTCGGTAAGCATGATTGTGTCGCCTTGTTTGCGACCATCTGCACTGTACCGATCGAAGTAGGCATTGTCTTCCATCAGAGCAACTACCATGGTTTGATAGGTGTCTGCAACTGGTGCCGCTCCACCAGCAGTTGTCGCCAGGGTTACACCTGTGGCTTCTGTACCAGCTTTAACACCCTCAGCCGCCCAGGTATCTACAGTAGCATCAGTATCGAATACCCAGCAGCAACCATCAGGTGAACTTCCATTAAAGCTAGGTGTATCGAGTACGTTGACAATACCAGCAGAGTTATTAGCAACCGTGTTTCGGAAACCAACTTCTATTTTGACATCAGCAATAGCACTTATTCTATATCGTATTGCCATTACAGCATTATAGTCACCCTTACATTGTAGTGGTAACGACATAGCTGAGATACCATCATTAGTGGTACCAGTGGTCAATCGTATATTGCCCCATTCATTTGCGCTTGCACTGGGTGCAAGAACTGCAGCCGCAACTGCGCTCCCAGAGCCGGTCGCTGCTGTAGTGTATACACTGCTCGTGAGGACTCCACTGAGGAAGTCGTCTTCCCACTTACAGATGTCAAAGCTGTTCATCTGTAAAAATTCAGATGTGATTGCAGCACCCATACCGCTGCGTAGTCTTACGTCACTTAGGTCTGTAACGATTCTATCTGCCATAGTTAAACCTCTTTGAATCCTTCTGGTAATCCGTGTTCTTTGATGTAATCGTCAGGTACTTCCATACGTACCTTTTCTGGTCTCTTGTAGAACCAGGCCCAACATTGGTATTGGTCTGCATCATCTTTATACCAGGGATGGTTCTTAGGCATCCCCTTAGTCATGCCAGGCTTCCAGAGCTGGATGCCATTCGATGTGCCCGCAGATACATAGCGGACATCCCAGTCTGGAACTAGTTGATACTGAGGCTCGCTTTTTAGTTCGAAGCCCAGCTTTTGATAGTGCTCTACGAACACCTTCACTTGGCTGTAGGCTGCACTCTGTAGTCTCAGCCCAGAGATCCCCGGCGTGACTTCAAACATCCCGTAGAATATCTCAAAGCCAGCCGGAGCTTTCGTATCAGTAGAAGTCATTAACCCTCTGCAGCCCGCTTGCCATGCTGCTGTCTTATAGACTTGATCATTCGATCTTTCTCAGCTTGACCTATTGTTTTGTCTGCTCTAATTCTAGCAATCTTGGCCGCTAGCGTACCTGGTTTTGGTTGTAATGCTCGAGCCTCACCTCGAAACTTTCTAGCTTTTTGGCGCTGCTTAATGTGCTGCTCACCTTTACCAGGCTGTTTTTTTCTCATTGCCATTACATGCCTTTCATCAACACACCATGATCTTCACGGACTTCAACGAATCCGTAAATCGCATGCACCGCATAGCGCGTAGTGTCTGTGGTAATTTCGTAGTGAGAAACGGGCCTGCTTTCCTCTACGATAAGAGTAGCACAAGCTTCTTTCTGCCACATGCCATTGTCATGACCGGCAGCATTGGTTCCCTCTACATTCAGGGACATGTACCAGTCCAGACCAAGGATGTTGGTGACATAGCCCTTGTACTTGCTGTCAACATTGACATTACCCATGCTGGCCGAATATTGAGCATTGACGAAGCGTTCAATTCCAAACAGGTTCATCTGCTCAGCAGGAGAGAACACGAAGACGCGACTATCCTCTGGAGCAAAGGCATCGTTAAGATACTGTACGCCACGTTTGATGTCAGACTCAGTCAGCCCTACCGCAAAGGTACCCACTGCGGTACTGCTACTAAAGTCGTCAATGAGACCTGCAGCATCATCGTCAATACGGTGGGCTACTGCATAACCACTAGCTTTAGTAAGCTTTTCCATCAGACCAATATTAGAGAACAGGTCTGCTTCATACTCAAGCTCAAAAGCCTGGTAGATATGTGTGTCTGCAATCAAGGAAATACGAGCCTTTAAACTAGCCTCATCGAAACCTAGAGTGCCTCCACTACCAGTACCAGCAGCACTAGTCATCTTATTAGCAGCTAGTGTAGCTGTGTCCTGTGTATCCTGGAAAGCGTTCACACCATGAATGAACACCCGGTCGCCTTCACTAAGATCGGACTCGTACTTGCGGTCAAACAAGTTAACGTAAACGAAGTTAGCTTCCCGGTAGTCAGCCGTCATATGGCTGTACATCTGGGGAATTGTATCGCTCACGCGAGTCGTATCGGTATCAGTAATTGCCATTAGTTCTCCTTAGGGTAAGGCTATTTCGCCTTTTGCTACCCTGTCTTTAATTTCATCGCCATGGTCTTTCCAATATTGGCGACCATTTGGACCTCTTAGCATTCGATTCAATGCTACAGGATCGTTAATAATCGAGGCATCGGAGGAAGCTGTGCTGCCCCCTCCGTCTACCCATTGAGCACCACCACGGGCTGCCATTCTCCGGTTGACTTCGTCTTCAATCTGCCCCTCGCTTAGAACTCCGTTCGTTTCGGGAGCAAGAATCTGTCTAACCTGGGTTGCAGCACCTTCGTAGTCACCTCGTGACCAGGATTCACGGGGGCCGTTGAGACGTTCATCGTCCCACATGGTTTCCGCTTCATGCAGTTGTGCCATTATCTCGTCCAGCGCCGCATCGCTATTAGAGTTTCTGGCCGAGAAGCCAGCCTTGGCTTTACGGTACTGATCTTCATCATCTATCAATCCATTAGCTTGGATGACGTCTAAGATCTGTTCCATACTAGCCCCGAATGCAGCCAGTTGGGCCTCCATCCGTTGTGTAGCTCCAGCCTCTTTTTGGTATTGACGCTCTCGCGTCCTGGATGCTTCTAGCTTCCGTTGCAACGACTTGTAAGCATCATTGGGGGTTTCCGCAGACTGGTTTGCGTCACCAGCCAGGTTATCCTTTGCCATATGGCCTCCATGTCTTATAAAAAAATACGCCACACCCTTTGAGGAGGATCATGACTCCGCCTCAGAGTGTAACGCAATCCCGCTCCTATTCGGAGCTAGGTAGGTCAGCAGGGGGGCATTTGCATACATTCCTACTTCCCTATCTATTAGTATACCAGGTCTACTGCCTATTGTCAAGACCCCACTCCAGCAAGCGAAGGACTGATATCATAAGTAGTGGTAGGGGCTTCTGGTCGAGTAGGCCTGGATTGTGCAGCTAGGGTTCTCTTTGCTTCTATTAGTCTACCTGCAGGAGTTAATGCAGAGTAGTCATAGAACTCAACAAGAAGTGCATCAATAGTTGGGTTAGCCTTTCTAAATCGATCTTGAACCTTATCAAGTATTCTTAGAAGTCTTGTAATCTGAGGATGCCTTGCTTTAAAGTGGGCTTTTGCTTCTCTAGTTCGGGCACCACGCCAATGATGAATCAGATCTGCACCCTCAGAGCTAAATCGTGTATCGGGCAAGTCCCAGAACTCACCTAGTTGTTCATTACGAGCAATTGATAGTCGCTGTAAACTAGGAGGTAACAGCTTACCTTGTGTTCTCATATCCTGGATATATTTCCAGGACGCTGCACCATAGTTCTCGACCATAAAGTCTTCAAATACCTGCTGTCGACGCTTAAATTCATCGGAGTCAAAGTTACCATAAATATCGTGTAGGGCAGCACTACCAGTCACTTCTTGCCTGTACCTATCATACCAGTGGTCAAAAACAAACTGGTCTGCAACAGTATTCATATCACCTAGTCGACGCTCGTTAAACGTAGCAATGACATCTGCATATGTTTCAGCGAGTTGCTGATTTGCACCTCTATTTTCAGCCTCTAGTGTCTCCCATCTTTCACGCAATTGTTTTCCCGTTATTTCGTAGTTCGCAAACTGCTCTTCTAAACCTTTTAGCTTCATTTCTAGACCGAATGGTTCACCAAACTCTGGCCCGCGCCCTTTTCTATTAAGCCTTACATGGTTGATATACTCGTCTTGACGCTTTCGTATGTATGAGCCACGACGCTCTACATCTTCACTAATTTCAACCTCTAAGTCTTGTAGAGCAGGATGTCTTTCAACTAGCTGCTTAAGTAGAAGTTTTGGAATAGTGTCACCATCTATAGGTAAGTCCTTGCTTTCCTGCTCTTGCTTCCATTTCATTAAAGCAGGATCCTCATCTATTAAGATAGCTACATTTCTAGCAGTCTTTAATCGACCATATGCAGATTGTGGGCTTGTCCGAAGACCAAAGAACTCAGCTAAACCAGCAGAGGGAGGCATGTCTTTACTGCCCCATATGGAGTCCTGAATAGTATCAATCCAGAAAGGCATGAGTGACCTAGATATTCGGTCACCAATCTTATTGACCTCCCAGCCTCCAGTAGTATCACGAAGAGGGTCGCCTATAAAATCCTGTCCTGTACCTATATCAATACCTATTGAGGTTATTGGAGAGGAGCCTGACCGGAACCACTTTAACAGACTGTTGTCACTGAAGTTTACCTCAAGTAAGCCTCCTGGATCGTCTACCATTTGATCCGTAATATCTTTACCCATGCGTATAAAACTATAGAAGGGTGTTCCAATACCTACACGCATACCACCTACTTTAACTGACATAAAGTCTGCAGAGCCAGGTGTGAGTACGTCGTCATTAAGACCTGCAGATTTAATGGCCCAAGCAATTCCTGCCCCTGCGGCCAACATACCCGTTACTGACTCTAATGCCATTCCTCGACGCCACTTACTTGTTGACATCAAGTTCTTCATTACAGCGATTGAAGACCTTCTATACAGTGCCGCGTATAGTAGGAAAGCGGACTCAAAATTACGCTGCTTTGATGGTATACCCACTGCAGCAGGTTGTAAGGTACCATGAATAGCATTCATACTAGCTGCCACATCGTTGAGAGCGTCTTCCATTTTTTGACGCTCCTTAGGAGTTGGCTCCTTTGGATTACCTAAATTATCGACAGCTCCAAAATGTTGTTTAATCATCTTCGATTGGACTTTCCACATCTCTGTCTTAGAGACATCAAGGAAGAATCCAAATCCATTCATCATACGTTCAGGTACTGTCCAGGCAAGTTCAACACTTCTTTCAAATTGCTTTATGCCAGGCTTCTTTAATCCTGGTCGGCCTCGTCCTTTAGTGAACATGCCCGGAAGGGGTAGGTCTTCAATATGGGTCGATCGAAAGAAAGCAATCCCGTATTTTTGCATCTCTCGTCTAGTTTCTTGTGTGCGCGTATACCACTCTGTGCGCACTTTGGGTGACCACATAGCTCGACCCATATTATATGAGCCTTTGGCCCATGCAAAACGCTGGCCCATAGGCATAAAGACATTTGGTGATGCCATCATACCTATACCACCAATACCATGTAGTAGCATAACACCAAGGTCAGCACCAGTTGCAAGTACACGCATCGTATTTGCTAGAGCAGACGGTACAGTTAAAAACGCACTCGACTTTGAAAATTCATCAGAAAATAAGGCTGCAAATTCTCGACTTGCTTCAGGAGGTAATGCTGTTCCATGAAGAGGGTGTCGTTTCATTACTCCTTTTTGTACTGCTTCTCTAAGTTCTAAATTCTTCCAGTTCGTGGACATCTCTATGATCTCTTTTTGTTTCCTTGCTATTTTTTCATCAGACATCTCACGCCATTTAGGCCCAAAATGCTTTTGAGCAGACATTTGATTCCCATAGGATAGCTCTTCTCCGCTAGCCTTGTACTCCTTTATTCGTTCAAGCATCTTCATTGCTGTCGATGTCTCAGTGTGCTTAATACCAAGTTTTGCAAACTCGTCCATAAAGCGTTCGGTAGCTACATAGTCATAGTAAGACTCAGCTTGTCTTTGTAAGGCTAGTATTGGATCAGTATTGTATAAGTCATGTTTAATTCTACCAACACCCTGTCCCTGATCCATTTTATTTGCAATCTGCCAGTAGTAGTCATGTCGTTTCATTTGACTAGGACGCATACCCATCTTACCTGCACCTGCTTGGAAACCAACTCTGATATCTGAGCTTTGTTCCAAGAATAGAGAAGGTACAAAGCTGGCCCTAAACTTGCCTGCAGCTTTACCTAAAATAGAGTTCTTAGAGTCTACATCGAAACCTGATTTTCGTAGCATCTCAACTAAATGAGGCCCAACTTGATGGTAGTTGTCCCACCACTTTAATTGCTCGGCTGTTAATTCATAGTATCTAAAAAGATCTGTTCTGGATGTATTGAGCACAGTCGTTAAATCTTGCATTACCTCTAAGTGATTATATTTTTGACGCTCACGAATAATACGCTTATCTGTCCACGTCGCAGGATCTGCCTTTTGGAATGCTATAAATCTTTGTTCCATCTCAGCAATTGGACCCCAGACCTGACCACTTTCGTGAATATCTACCGGGCCAACGGCTGCATTTTTAGGTGATTTTTTTACACCCTCATACCTAAAGTAATCCATATTTTCTAGGAACCCATTGTCATTAAGTTGACCTGTTCGGGGGTTAACACCAACACCACCTTTAAGTCGTATTTTTGTACCCCGACCATTACGCCGGTTAGAGCCAAATGCGTCGTGTAGCTGATCGAGCATATGTCCAATATTACTGGACACCTCTTGGCCCTCGCCCTTAGAGAAAATATACTTCCATCGAAGCTTAGCTGCTGGTGTTGCAGCAAAAGTCTGAGGTACAAAGAACCGGGTAAACTTACGAAACTTTGATGGGAACCTATTGAAAAAACTCTCAAAAGTCTTTCGGAAACTATCCCCCGCGAATCGCATTGTCTGATCCATGCCACGAGGGAGTATTATCGTCTTACCTATAGGATGATAATTTCCTTGTTCATCACGCCACGTAAACTCATCTGTAACTCTTGACCACTCATCTTCTGGAAGAGGTGCTGATGTTGGAGTTCCAGGCTCACCAGGGGGTGGTCGCCCATCGCCACCACGTCCACCTGGAGGTGCGTCTGCTGTTAGCGCTCCCCACCTACCTGAAGCTGTACCACCTTCTTGATTCCACAGGTCTATAATCTCGTCGCTCCATCTATAGTATGTGCTGCTTCCTTCACCTCCCATACGAATAAGATAACCGTTATTCTCTAGTCTTTTTCTAGTGTAAGCTGTATTATACTCACCCTTGGGTGCAGTCATAGCTCTCATGCTTCTTGCGCCAGCTTGTCTGGTAGCATCACCGCCGTAGTTCATAATGGCACTTAATACTGAGGCTGCGGTTAACCCACCTGATTTACCTGACGCTGAACCTCTAATCATATGAGGTGAGAATTGACGAGCTGACGAAACTGACCACTGACCCCAGTTCATGAGAGGTATTCTTTGGGGTAATTTATCACCTCTTGCGCGAACAAACTGGTTATCTTTAACATGTACAGAAGCAAGCATTTCAGCTTCTACATGCACTATATCCTCAACCTTATCCCCTACCTTCCAATAGGAGCCGTCTTTCATTATATAACCAGTAATCATCCAGTGGTCATTCATACCCGCACGAAAAAATTCATACTTGGATGCACTTAGATTGGGTAGTTCTTTTGTACCTCGTCGTGGACTAATAATATAGCCAATACCGCTATTCGCAAGCTCGTCTTTGGCTTCTGCAGACATTTCGTTAAAGATCTTCTTTTCTGCTCTAGCGGCTGCACTTAAACCTTTACCCTTTCCTTTAAGAGCTTTCTCCGTCATCAGACTAAGACTTTTAAAAATTGGAATAGCAAATAAACTTTCATGTTTCGGTGCGTAGGCTCCACTCCGACCTTGCTTTTTTGTTGAGATATCTCTTTTAATTAGAGCATCTTCCATCTGCTTAAAGGCTGCATTTAATTTAGATGTTTCTTGATTGTAGTCAATTTTAATTTGTATTGTCTCTTTTGCATCCGCGCCATGAACTAACTTTTTCGACTCTTCAAGCTTCAACAGATACTGGTCTTTAAGTTGAAGAACAGGCTCGTACCATGATAGGAGCATAGCCTGTTGTTCCTCTGCATCTTTACCAATTTTTGAGTAAACATCTTTAGTTGCCTGATCTAGCTTTTTACTTGACTTACCCATCACCTCTTTTGATGTTTTAATAAGCTGCGCTTCGCCTGCTGCTGTTATCAGTTGTACAGCAAATACGGATAATGCTTCTACCATAGTAAGAGATTCTGTTATTTCGTCTTGAGCAGCCTTTGCTCCCTGTCCCTTAATCTTACTAATAAATATTGGGGGGCTGTACTCTACATTTCGGTCGATCGCTTTGTCTAGCATTTGCATCCGAAGTTCATTAAGAGCATTTTGGACTTCTATTCTGACAGGGTCAGTGTAACCTTTCCTGGAGAGTCCTGCTGTTGCTAGGTTAGTAAATACATTTAAACGATTTGGCCCCTCTGTCGGGCCTCCCAGCAACTCAAGTTTAGTCTTCATTCTTTTCGTCTTCTCGCCCACCTTCCCTTTGCCACCAAGGTAACCTGACTTTGCATCTCTTGTATGAGTTGCTAACTCTGGGTTTGGTTCGTCAATTAATTGCCAGAACTCAAGTGCTTCATCCGGATCATGTGCGGGCACAACATTAAACCGTTCGTATAAATCATCACTTAATTGATTTATAAAGTCATCTTCTAGTAGACTAGCGACCTCACCATTTTCCTTTAAGATAGCTTCACCGGCCTCATCCGTTTGAGTTCCAAGTCTTCTAAGAAGAGTTAGTGCGTCTATATTTAGAGTGTGATTCATTAATGATATGTATATAGAGGTATTAACTATACTACTATGACCTAATACATCCTTAGCATTTACAATATTATTTGTGCCCCCTTTTGTATATACTGCATTCGCTTTAGACAGTCTAAGTACATATGTGTAGATACCATTACCAGAATAGAAGTCAATGAGACCTGGCCCAAAGTCTGCAAAGTCTAAATGATTACCCGCCTCTGCAAACATCTCATTAAGTCTTTTAACAGGAGAAAATGGATCTTTATCTCCCTTTGCAACTGCCTTGCCAGGTAACTTAAAAGCTGGTTGAAACTTCTCAGTATCCCATTTACTGTAATCTAGCTTAATGTCTCTATAATCTTTTAAGAAGGTAAAAGCCTCATCATCTAATAAACGCTGACTTGCTTCTTTGTCACTATGTCTAAGAATAAGCGTCTTTCTTGTCTCAGTACTGTTTATTGTATTTTCAAGTTCGTCCCACCTAAGAAGAGGAATCTCATTCGGTCTAATACCTGTATGAAATAAAAGCTTTAAAGCCCACTGAGCCATTATACCTTCTTCTCCAAATTCAGCCCAGTAGTCATTGCTAAATATCATCTGCTGCAGACCTTCACGGTTTGGTGCTTCACGTATAGAAGCTTTAAAGACCTCCTTACCCGTAACTGGGTCTATTACTTTACGCCACGGTAGTCCTGATAGTAGATTTAAATCGCTTTCAAAGTCTGTCCCGAAAACATTTAGCATCTTTTGGTATTCTATTGGTATCGAAGCGTATAAGGATCTTACGTCATCAGTAATATCCAAATCCTTGAGAGCCGCCTCATAACTAACTTTCCAGGCAGCATCTGCCTCCTCTGCGGCAGTATCTCGTACACCTTCTGGGCCACCTTCAAAACGTGCACCGTCATCAGGATGACCTTCAGGGCCACGACGTGGTTTATCCTGGACGAGTCGACCAAATTGGTCTCGATGCCCCACGAACTCTCCATTTATAACAGCCTTATCAAACTCTTCAGCGACTTTTACAGCAGCAGCTACTTCTCGATCCATGTACTCCGCTTTGTTTATATAGGCTTTTTTCAGATTTCGTGCCCGCTTCATATACTCAATTGATTCACGAACTGAATGACCTTTACCTGTAAGCCTTGCCATTGTCAAAGGTACTTTACCCAGTTTAAGTGCTGCACCCAAGGGTATTAAATTAAGTGGGTCAAGAATAATCTCCATAGGTAGGTGAACACCCATAGGTACACCAAAGCCTTTCTCACGAACAGCAGGAGTTAAGAACCCTTCTTTCCACCAAGGCTGATTTGGATTTTCTTGCTTCCACTCTCTGACGCCACGCTCAATATCTTGTTCGCCTGGTATAATTTTAGCAAAGTTGTAAAGTAACTGTGCGGTAATTTCTTCACCTGGGAAAGATACTGCACTAACGGTCTGAGAGACACCAGGAATACCCATAGCTTTAGACAGACCACCCATTAGGCCATTTCTAATAGACTCTCCAAAACTTTTTAGGTGACCACCAAGACTACGCTGCGCATCTGCCTTCTCTTCTGGAGGAGCATTCTCTACCTCGGCAGCATACTCTAGAAACACTGCCGTAGCGTCTTCAGGAGATAAACCATGGAACGACGGAGGTGGTATTTTAAAGTCATTTCTAGTTGCTAGATGCTCAACAAGAAGCTCTAGCTCAACACGAGCATCGATATGCTTCTGTTTTTCATTTGCAAGCACAGGAACAGGTATTGCCCTATAGGCCTTCTGCTGGGCATCTAAGCCCATTATATCTTTAGACCAGTAGTCAGCTCCTGATTGTCCGGGCACTAATCGATCTTGAGTCATTATCGTGTCATCCCTGTAAGACGTGGTCGGTTCACTCTGCCACCACCAGGAGTGCCGCCACGAATCATAACGGCTGCTTGTTCAAGTGTGAAACCATGAGAACTAGCAAGCTCTGCAAGCATAATTTTCTGATCGCTTATAGTAGCATTTTCGAACTCCTGTCTAGAAGGAAATGTCCCAGGAGCTACCATGCGCCCAATCTGGTTATTAGGTATAATATCATCTCCCCAGTCAATATCTAAAGCACTACCTATTTGCTCAAGAATACCGTATCGAGATGCAAATAAATATGTGGAAGGGTCAGATAATGCCATTAAGGTATCCAGCTTTAATTTTTCCTTTGCAAATGCTGCCGCTTCTTTCCTTGCATTAGTGACTTCTTGGCGTGACGCTTGAGCTTCTGCTAAGTTGCCATCAGCAATAAACTGTGCTGTCGCTCGTTCACTTTCACCTAGGCTCAAGTTATTTCTAGTTATTTGCTCAGCATTTGAAGCGAGACGGTCTTGTACATCTGCAGCACGATTGCCCATATCAATCTCCCAGGCTAATCGTTTTGCAGATAGAGTTTGCGTCCCCTCAATTGCTGGCTCTGTATCCGCTGGCATATCTAGCGCCTGCTGAATTTGATTTGCAATAGCAACTCCATTTTGAGACAAATTCATCCGTAACCCTGAGGGTGTATACTTAGGGCCAGTTCCTAGTATAAAAAACTCTCTTAACACTTTTCGATCTGCAGATGAGTTAGCGGTATCAATAAGTTCTCTCTGTGCTCCTAGATCTTTAAGCACAACTCCTCTAGGAGGGCCAGCCTGGTAGTCTGGAGCTCTAAATACACCAGTTGCCTCAGCTTCAGCAAGAGCTTTCGTAAGACCAAATTTCTGCGCTTCGAGTGTCTCCATGTGAGCTTCGGGAGGTACACCCGGCTCACCTTTCAGCATATTTAGATTAATATACTTACCAAAGACAGTTGAAAAGTCAAGCTCACGTTGGCGGATCTTATCTTCTTCAGTAACAGCAAGTGCTTGACCTTCTAGACTTTTAGCAAGGGGCTCTCCACCTGTACCTTTAGTTGGGACAGTCCACTTACCAGGAGTTACTACACCAGTTGATAGTGTTGTTCCACCCTGCCATACAGGGACTACCCCCGCAGCAGATGCAGCCTCAAAGACACGCTTAGTCTCTTCCATACTAGCAGCTAATGTAATATCGCCTTCAATCTCACCTAGAGCAACACCAGCTTGCAGCTTTCTGTCTGCCTCGGCACGAGCAGTTACAGCAGCACGGTCAAGTTCATTAACAGTAATTTCAGCCGTTCTCTGTGCCTCAGCTTGATCACCCTTTTCGTTCATGATCTCAAGCTCGCCAATAACATCAGCAATATTTGACATCAAAGTGTCGTTAGTTAAACCTTCACCCTGCAAAGCAGTGACAAACTTGTCAAACATGGGGTATTGACCAGCTTTACCTGGTCGAGATACTATACCTGCTTGACTTCCTGGCCTCAACCAAGGCGCATCGGGGTCGTCTGCATAGGTTCCCGGAGTCTTACCCGAGGCCAGATCATCCGTAGAACCCGTATACAGAGAACCTCCATAATGTGGTTCGTCAGGCTCCTGACCAGTCTCAACAACCACTTCCCCGTTTTCATCTAGCCCACCTACAAAGTTACCCTTGTCATCAAACAGCCCAGGCCCAGCATCTAATGGACTATCAGGATCTCCTTCTACCCATGTCCAACCGTCTGGAAGTCCACCATTAGCTGCTGTATCTTTAGGTGTAAATGCATTCTTGGGAGATGGTACCCAAGCCTTGGGCGGCTTCTTGTTTCCTGGAACGGCTAGCCATTGGTATCCGTGTTCTGGTTGCCAACCTGGCTGATATGCATCAGCCCCAGTAAGTTTCTTACCATTTTCATCCCATGGTATATAGTAGCTATCTTGCATAGCTCTTTTGAGAAGAGCTATATCATTCTCAGTCATACCATAGGTATTCATATGGTATGATTTTTCATTAAAACCACCTGCTATTGGGTATCTAACATTAACTAATATTGCACCCTTAGCAACACCTGTAGCACCAGGCGTTCCTGCTTCAACTACCTCGCCATCTTTTTCCCAGTGACTAAACTCAGGTGTTATATCAGGTTGGCCCCAAAGCTTACCTTCCTCTCCTTGCCACTCTACATAATCATCGTAGGAACCTTTATTTGGAAACCAAAGTCCTGGATTATCTGGATCCTCGAAAGGCGCGTTCTCTGCTATTTGTGTAGGATTCCAACCTCTTGACCGAGCCAAAGCTTCGTATTTTTCTGGATCGTAAGTCCCACCAGCAAAACCATGAAAATCTCCAGTTTGGCCGCCAAATGGCAGACCCGCTAGACGCTCTTTCTCTACGCGCTCTGCCTCCTCTTTCGCTGCCTGGCGAGACCGATTCAAGGCCTCTTGTTGTTCTCGTGCTATTCTGTCCGCATCGGACTCGCCAGTAGGCCCAGACGGAAGGATTTGTTCCATCTCTGCTTGCTTTGCAGCGAAATCCGTGGTACTTACCAGTTTGGGCTGTGTACGTGAAATCTCCCGACCATTGTAATAGGTTCGACCAGTCTTCGGGTCTGAGTACAGACCTTCTTCCATTGTGCCACCCCAAGCTTCTGGCTCCTGTTGAGCTTGGTAGTCTAATTGTTGCTGTCGCATTTTCGCTTCAACAGCCGCTGCATCGTACGCTACTTCACGACCCTGTAAACCGGGCATATTACGACTTGCCATTGCAGCTCTTTGTGCGTCAAATGAACCTGCATCAAAAAGACTCTTCTCACCGTAGTACTTGCCACCTACATAGCCACCAGCAGTACTACCTGTCGTCGAACCTAGACCCGCTTGTACTCTAAAAAGGTCAGACTGAGTACCACCTTCCCCGACTCCTGCTATCTCTGCTGACTGTGCTTGAGCTTCATCGTATGCAATCTGAGATCCGTCACCAGTTGTCCATAGTTGCTCATCCTCACTCCACGTTCGCTCACCAGTTGCAGTTTTATGAAACTCTGTATGGGGATTCAGAATTGAGGCCATTTGGTCAGCATCGGCTGGGCCTAGACCATAAAGTTGCAATAATTGAGATATCTGTTGGTGACGAGCATCAAGAGGTTCTTCAAGTGGAGGAATGGGAACTGACGCTGCCCCAGGAGATATTGCGCCTCCTTGACCTTGAGGACTTCCAGGAAGAGCACCCGTAGGAGCTGCTGGCTGAACAGGTTGAGCAGGTTGAGCTGGTTGTGCAGGCTGCATACCTGGCGCACCTTGATCTGATTGTTCCTGCGCACTTTCAAGTAAACCGAGAATACCACCTTGCCCCTCAGAGAAGGTGTGTAGTTGAGTCAAGAGGTCTTCTCGGGTTATCTGCCCAGTCGTATACTGGGTAAATAGCTCTTCAAGCTTACCTGGATCAGGAACACCCGGCGCTGTTGGCCCTGGGCCTGGCCCCATCTTGGGCATAGATGGCATTGGGCCACCAGGATTTACAGTACCTGAGTCAGGCATGCCTCCTGGTGTCCGGGGATCTGTTCTCATTCCTGGAAGTACCATGTTACTGCCTCCGTACCTTGGCGTTTGCGAGCATAGTATCTAAGAGTGCATTATCGGTACTATTGGCAGCCTCTGTATAGGGAAGCAACTTCTCATTACCCCCTTCCACAGCCTTTTGAATCTCACCAGGTGTCATTAGTACCTGATCTGGGCCAGTAAATAAAATGAGTTTTAGCTTCTTAGTTGCAGCAGTAACCTTCTGAGTCGCTGCCTTTACCGCTAAGCGTGTAACATCCTCTTTCATTAGTAACCTTTCTTTTTCTTTTTCTTTGCAGCCGCAGCCGCAGCTTTCCCTGCTGGCGTGTATGGATACTTTTTCTTTCCTACTTTAGGCATTACTTACCCCCGCTAGAGCCGGGACAAGGTTTAATATGTGGTTTCTTATTTGCCATGATTCCTCCTTTATAATGCGCCTATAGCGGCGTTTTGTCCTTCCATGGCCCCCGCTTCTTGGGGAGATGGAGTGCCAACACCCGTAAGACTTTCAACGCCACGCTCACGGCCACCTGCAATTTGAGCAGTAGCTTGACTGCTCGCGGCAGCAACATTAGCATTTTGAGCATTTGCCTGTACCTCCGCCATAACTGATTGTAGAAGCGCACCACTTGCTACTAACTGAGCAACAGCGGCTTCAGCCACTAATTGAGCTTCCTCATCATCGATATTCTCAATGATACCGCCCATATATCGTTCCATGAATGTTCGCCGACTAATAAGAGGTAGCCCATCAGCTCGTTCACGACGTAGTGCCAACCCTGCAAGCATCCGACGATCATTCTCTACCGGGTCAATAGCTTCAAATTGCACTCTAAAAGTAAATGCTTTCCAGTCATTACCACTGACCATTCGGTCTTGATTCTCAGTACCACCGTGTACATTCATACGCATACCAAGAGCCGCCATCTGCCTAGCCATTCCATTAAGCAGATCTCCACCCATGATGTCTAATGCACGTCGTACAGGCGAAATAACCTTCAATGCCTGTCCGAGTAACAGTGCTTGGTGAATACCAGCGTCTACACCAGAGGGTCTCTCAGTTAACGACGGCGAGACCTTCCTCTGAATATTCGCCGTAATAACTTCCAGAAACCGAAGCATCGCCTCATTCGGAGGCTGTTGTTCCATCCACTCGGGTTTCTCACCGGGATTGTATTTAATAACACTTCCTGCTGAGACCATAAACTGGCGACGTACTCTTCTAGGGTCATCGGTGGTAAGGAGTCTTGGATATGCACTAAATAGCCACTGATGCGCCCACGCAGTCTTGATACGAATCTCTTCTTCAAGCTCACCTACTACTGAATCAAGTATACCCTCAGACAAATGCGAGGGCTCCCCATCATGGTTGGCGCGTCCTAATCCACTATAACTAAAGACATAAGGCAGAACACCGTAAGGATTTGGTTGATCAATGATTCTAATCCCATCTGCTTCCACCACATATTGACCAGGGTCAGTTTGTTTACCATCTTTGAAACTTGGGCCAGACCAGAACTCAAGCCATTTTACTGGATCAGAGGCCTTGCGCTTCTTCCCACCACGTCGTACAATAGGATCATGCCAATGATCAGCATAATGCATCTGCATATCAAGAACCGTCCGGGTCTGACTTTCCAAGACATAGGCTGGCGTTCTCTTACTGCCTGGAGCCGGGAAGATACTGAGAGGGTCGACCGCTTTAACGAGCCACGGAAACATACCTGTATCGGGATCCTCATCACCCCCAGGCGGAAGCATATACTCTGGATCGATGAGAAACTTAATGCATCCAGCCCCGCGAAGAAGAAAGTCATGGACTACCTGCTGGATGGGATCGATCAGAGCACTAGCGCTGACTTCATGAAGTATCCCGGCTGCCCACATCTGAGCCAATTCCTTGAATTGAAGAGCTGACTGACTTTTACCTGTAGTCTGGTAGGTTATAATAGGCTCATCAGTCCTGATCTGGTCACGCAGGTTATCAACCATTAAAGAGGGTGTACTACTCTCATGGATCTCCATTCCCTCAGGAACCTGCATCAAACTACCTACGTCATGACGGTACATCTTATCTGAGCGTGACCGCTTATTAGTAGTTGCAGCATAATAGCTGATCATCATACTTTCAAGTTCAGCTAGATCTTCAGGTGCTTTCATTACTGCCTCAACATAAGAGCTTCAAAAGGATCACCCCGCAGACTATCATCCATACCACCAAGATAGTTACTTACAGAGCTAGTCCCCCACTCATCTTCTAGTTCTTCATAGTCCTCAGCTTCTGGCCTACTTGTACCGTAGTAGAACAAGCCCCAATAACCAAGTGCGCTACATGCATGGTTATTCGCCGGTTCGGGCTTACCATTCTTCATCTTCCAGATACGCACACCCTCAACAGGGGACTTACCCCGGCCCATCTCAGCAATGGTTCCGACGCAATGCCGATCTACTTGAAGCCGGGGTCGTCCCGTCAGGGGGGATATAGTTAAGAAGGAGCGAAGTCTCTCAACGACATCTTCAACACGACGCTTCTTCATATTAAACCGAATATCTGTATCATCCATCCACCGTTTCGCTGTAGGCGGGTCACCATCATGATGCTGACTACCTGCAATATCCATTACATGCTTGCCACGACCTACATTTGCCCATTGAACCCGCATCCGTGCCTCATTAATGATCTCCTCATGAGACCACTTATTCGCATAGATCTCATCAATTACCCGTACTGTGCCATCAACGACCTGTATAAATAGTACCGCATAGACAAAATGACCAGGATCAATTGCCATATGAACTGGTAGGTCAGGTCGAAAAGAGAAGTCACCAACATGAAGCTTTGCATCAAATTCAGGCAAGACGGCATCAGTGGGTGCAGTTATGACACCGCCATGCCGCCGCATAAAGCGGTCATACGACATGCTGCCTTCCAACTGGACTATCGCAGGGTCTTCACGACCTCCTGGATAGACTGACGGATTAGCCCAGGAAGGGAGATGGTAACTCCGAATATCTCGATCATTATCATGGTCACCCATGTTGACAAGCTCATCAAACCATCCTGCATTCAATTCCGGACTTCCACTAAACCAGCCCCAGCTATGAGGATACAGACGTGCTAGGCGTCCATAGCAGCGCTCCCAGATCTCCTCACCCCACAGAGAGACCTCACAGCCTATAATGCCTGTTGGCTCCTCACGACCTATCTTCTGAGCATCATATCCAGAAATGGTACGGAAGATTTGGTTATATCGCTTAGTTTGGAGAACACAAGGCTGATCATATCGGGCTGGTGCGCTAGTACGATCACTATTGAGATCTCCAAGAGAACGAAGCCAAGGTAGCAGCATATCATCCATTTCCAGGGATCCAAACTCACGGCGAGCTGTTTCAAAATCATGACCTACTACCCAATATAAATTACCAAATCCAGTGTTCAGAAGGCTGGCTGCCATCGCGTCATGCTGACTACGAGCTACACCATATAGAGAGCCCATAAAGGACTTGCTGCTACCTTCTCCACCACAAAGAATCTTTATACGAGCATCGTCATAAAATATTTCTATCTGCTCAGGAGACAATGTGACACCAAGGTGTTTTACTACCTCACGCGCTGTATCCTGCCAGGCCGGGACTTGGATGCCGTCAATCAATGGCAACTACATTTCCCTCTGTGATATCTTCTTCAATAACTGTAACAGCCGATGTTGCTTCTGCCGCCTCATTAACCTTAATACGGAAAGCAGCCTCAATTTGCATAGCAGGTGGTGTGTCGTCTTCGCCGTCATGCAATGTGAACCCCATCTTTGCAGGTAGCTCTAAAAGACGTAATAGCACCTTTGTGTCTCCCAAAGCTGCTTGCTGGATCGCTAATTCGATTAATGAGTCGTAGTTCTCAGCGAGTTGCAGTAATCCCGACCGTACAGCACCCTGTAGCTGCTTGGCTAATGATTTAGCCTCAGCAATCTGTGCTTTAAGCTCAGGGGGTCTGCCAGCTCGTGCGCGTCTACCACCATGGCCGTTATAGTTGGCGTTATCTGCACTCACAACTCTATTATACCACATATAGCCTTGTCTATGCAACCACAATGGCTAACATCAGCTATGAAGGGTCTATAGTAATACTTACTATCATGATACTACATACCTCTCAATTTTCTGCCATACTGTGAGGGGAGCGATATACCTATATATATAAAAATAATAATGTTTTTTAAGTGAATACTGGCTAGCGCTCTCTGTGTACACAGTATGTCATAATATTGGGAGTTTCGCACATATGTTCTACAACCAGCCCGCAGTTAATCAAGGCGCCGAATTCGTTACTTAATGCTCAAAATGCTCTGTTTGACGCCAGATCAGCCGCGAAATAGCCCAAATTGGCGACTATTGGCCCCAAATTTACGATTTTAAGGGCAAAAACAGTGCCAAAACAGCCCAAATTCAAAAAAATATGGAGGGATACTTACGCGCGATGTAGAAGGTCGGAGTGCGAACGGTTGAACCACCTGGCCAAGCATCTCTCGGGGCTTCGCATCTGAATGCAAAAGAGCGGCCAACTTGTGACCGCTCTCTTTTTTATCTAGGCTCCGCTAGTGGTTACCTACCCCCACCCCCATTGATTGGCTTAGTGGATACTTGCACCAACCATCGGGGCTTCCCCTTCGTGGAGTAGACCGTAGCATTGGCACCCCGTCCACAACTGCCCATCAGGTGTCCTCGCACCTACATCGGGATGGCCGCACCGCACATAGACTCCATCCAATATCCAAGCTTGGTTGGTGTAGTCATACCCATTCTCAACCTTGGGATGATTCATTGACACATGGCCTTCCAATGTTGCCAGTGTCCCTTGGATTACATCACCACACATCAGGCATGGCCGCGCCATCTTCTTCTTCTCTGTCCCGGTGTAGAAGATGGGCTTTGGCCGATGGGCTTTGACTATCTGGGCATCCGTTAACTCTCTAGCCATTAGTTGCTTCCTCCGAATATCTCGATTGCGCCAACCACGGCGAACACTCCCACAACCCATACCGCCACCACTAGATGTAGGGCCACCACTACCCACCAGGCTTTAACTTCGTCAAACATACGCGCTCTCCTAAAATAGAATGAAGCCAGGCTATCACGCCCGGCCTCAAACTGTCTACCCATTACACTGCCCGATTAGGGGCAGTAGTAAGAGTGACCAACCCATCAACACAACCCATCGCACTACATCACCCTTGTCCCTCGCTGTTGGTTCGGACTATCTCTCGCCATTGCACCATGTCGAAAGCCGCCGCCAATAGGTCGCAATATATCCCCGTAATCCCTGGCTCGTCATTGTTGTCCTTGCCGGGGCTTACCCATTCGCGGATTGCATCGGCCTGGTCGCCCAGAGTGTCGCAACTCTGAACGATAGACATTAGCCGCTCGTAGCAATGAGGCTCAGTGGTCAACCAAACATTGACGCACCATGTCTCATAATTGGGCCATCCTTTATAGCCGCGCTCGTCATTAGTAATCATGCTCTGTCTCCCATGTTGTCCAGTAGCAGTCAAACTCGGGCCATTCTTGCTCTTCGTCCCATCGCCGCTGTTGTTCCTTGAATGCTTCCCTGAATCCCTCCGGTTCGTGTTCCTCGCAGTAGTGGTCGTCGCCAAACACATACCCGGTCTTGAAGCCTACCGCGTCGCAGGTCTTACAAACACGGGCCAGGTCGTCAAGTTTGACCCGGCCTTTGTCGGTGACTTCATACGGTATCGGCTGGTCTAGTCTAGCCATGTTCGCCCTCCTAAAATGCAAGATGGCCGCACCGTAGCACGACCACCTTTCCCATGTCTAGTTGTCTGGCTCCCGGTTTTAATCAGTTCCGGTGTTCCTCCTCGTCCCAGGCAACGTACACCCGGTGGGCCTTCGCCGCTCGCCGCCCATTGATTCGACTTAGAAACTCCGTCACCTTCTCGCTGATTGTTATGCCCATGTCCTGGTAGGGGTCGGACTGGACCGAATCCAGTACGTCCCGGGCCATCTGGGCATTTTCGGCGGCGATCTCCTTGTAGTCGCTAGCGGCGGAGCCTGTCAGCTTGGCGGTACTCTCCAACCCTGCCGACGCGAGTGCCATCAACAGCTTGTCGATTTCGTCCTTGAGCCAGCCCATTTGGATGCCTTCAATGTTCCCGGCGTATATCTCAACGTCTAGATGGGCGCTGAGTAGCAGTTCATCTTTGTCCCAGTTGGTCGCCGTTGTCTCGACGAATGTGCCAGTGGGCGAGAAGCCGCACTCCGGACACCCGGCCTCGTCGGTCACGCTAGTGTGGTCACCAGCCATCTGTATTGGCCAGCGGTAACGACATTGCAGACAAACGCGGTTCGTGTCGCCCTGGAAGTTCTCCCAACTTGCTGTCATATGTCCTCCTTCATCTAAGCTTGAGCCAGAGTATAAACAGTCCAATAGCTATCCAGCTAATAGGTAACGTCAGTTCACCAGCTTGAGTACCCATACTCCCGTAGGAGAGGGTCAATAGGCACATCCCTTTGCAAGCCGTCTTGCCAGGCCAACAACTCCGGGAGAAACGTAGGAAAGAACGTGTCCATAAACTCTTTAGTCTCTGGTGAGTCCCAATCCACATCCGCAAGCGAGCGGTAATCGCCTGCGTAATCGTCCCAGACTGCGCCCGGTATCGTTGTCTCGATGTAGCGTATGGGTGACAGCGACGGCGATCTAAAACTTTTGGAAGTACCCATGCCTTGTGAGGATAGGTAATTACCAACCCAGGCGCGTTCCAGCGGTGCTTGATGTACCACTGGTGTAACCGCTGGTGCAAGCTCCAACAGCCATTCGCGTCCGTGTAAGGAGTACTGGTCTTTGCCCTGATGCCGTCCAACCGTGGTGGAGGGCTTCGGCGGCACATGATTGAATTGCGTTTCACTGTACTTGCTCCAAAACGCATAGAGCCTGTTCAACTGTTCCTCTGTCTCCTGGGGCTTCCAGAACGCATTGGTGGTGTGTTCGTTGTAGTAACCGATGCCCATGTTGACGCAAGCGGTTCCGAGTTTCTCCAGATAGCCAATGTCGGAAAAGCTACCATGCCCTATGGTGAATTGAGATTCCAATGCCGATAGCCAATCCTTATCCTTGTAATCGTAGGTCACCACATCGGTTCCCCTACGGTCAAAGCCGATTATCCAGTTGTACGCCCTGGGGGCTTGGAAGTAAGCGGCGGTGGATTCTCCGTCTTCCTCGCAGTCGGTGAATAGTAGGTCAGCCCATGACCCACATCCAAGAGCGAGAGCGCACCCTAGACGGTCGTCCACCACCGGGCCACCAAGCTTCGCGGCCTTCTCTGCTACCCATTCCTCCGACAATACCTCCAACTCGTCTTTAGGTATGGTCGTCGGCGCAACTGGCTCGTTGTCCTGTGGAAACCAGTAGCCAGTGTTCTTGAATCTGTATGGGCCAAAGTTGGGTACAGTCGGAAGCGGTAGGTTACATCCGTACCGCTCGACCCAGGCCGCGTTTTTGCTGTCACTGGGGATAGTGGGAACTACAAAATCAGTGTGGGCCACAATTAGAATCTTCTTGCCGTTGTCCTGGTGGACTAGCAAGTCGCCTGATCGTGGCTCATACACATC